TACAAATATACAAATCTAAAAAATGGTAGAATTTATATAGGAATTCACTTAGAATCACATAAACCATATCATACATCAAGTAAGGATGAAGATTTTTTAAAAGATAAAGCTGAAAGAGGAGCTCAATTTAAGTTTGAAATATTAGATTGGGGTTCGTTTGAAGAATGTGAAGATATTGAAAATAATCTTTTAGAATCAGTAGATGCGGCAAATAACCCACTTTACTATAATAAGTGGAATGGGAAGCCTGGTGTTAAGAAGAAAAATAAAGAATTTCAAAATCAAGTTACTAAAGAATTATTTTTACTTAGAAAAGGTAAAGTAAATGCTAAAGTAAAAATTCTATCTAAAGAATGTATTCAAGAACCCAAAACTTTTTTAGACCTGTATAATGAATATGATTTAGTTCAAATTAGAGATGAGCAAATTAATAGTGATAATGTAGAGGATATTAAAGATGCTATTACTTATAATTATGGGGATGTTGATTATCCAATTTATCTTCAAAATAGAATGTTTGAAGGAGTATTTTATCCATATCTTCTTATAAGTGGTAATCATACAATTTACACACCAGTATCTATGAAAGAACATTATCAATTTGAATCAACAGAGTATATTGTAATACCTGAAGATATACATAAAAATTATACTGATGCTGATTGGAGAGCTGTTGCTAATAATATGAATGTAAAAACACAAGTAATAGGTAAAACATATGATGAGTGGGATGCTCTTAAAGAAGCAATTGATGCCTATGAAGATGGTAATTCTTATTGTACCGAAGATGATTTTGCAAGGTGGAGACTTATGGGTATTGGTAAAAAAATAAATTGGATTATTAAAAAGATTACAGACCATAAAGAAGAAAAAAAACAAAACAGTAAAGGGTTGGTTAGAGTTAACTACAGTACACCTGAAGGAACTGCTCTGTTATCTAAAAAAATAAAAGAAAGAACAAAGGATAAAAGATTGATTATTGATATGGCATCTGGTACTCCAAGTTTACATAGAATTCTTAATGAATATATTAACAGACAAAAAGAGAGATTTGATGATGGTTTGGAGTTATACAATGAAATATATGTGTTTGTACATCATTCTAGTAGAGCTCAAATTGAAAGTTTTAAAACTCTTAAAAATGGTGTATTAAATCACAAAGAGTTTTTTAATGATGTTAACATAGATGATGAATTTAAAGATAAAATGAAGGGTAAGATGATTACACCTAATATTGAGTTTGAAGAACTTCCTTTATATATGAAGGGTGCAAGATTAAAAAGTTTATTATCCAAAGAACTAAAAGTAGCATAATGAAAGTAAAGAAACATTTTTTCTTTAGTAATCGGTTAAGAGGTGAGAATCACCCAAAAGCAAAACTAACTAACCAAGATGTACTACAGATAAGAGAACTCTATTCAAAGGGATTCTCTACTTCTGTAATCGCAAGAAACTATAAAGTTAGTAAATGGAACATAGAAGAAATAGTAAATAATAGAACATGGACACACTTATGAAAGTAACAACTAAGGATTACTTAGAACAATTTAAAGATATGGAGCCATACTTCGAAATTAACGAAGAACAATGGACTTATATAAAAGAAACATTTCCGAAGGATGAAGTAAAGGAATGTTTGGCGGATATTCTTATGGATTATGAACTACCAACTGCAGAAATATCTGAGTTGGATGCATATAAGGATTTTATGAAGTTAAAAGGAATCCGTTGGAATGAATTACTTAGAGAAAATGAGTGGTTTCAAAGAAAGGCAAGTGAATCAACGTATCCACTAACATTCAGAGGTAAACCACAATATATTCGTAGATTGAACTCAGGTAATAACGCATCAAACTACTTCCAACAAGAAAATCGATGGGGTGTTGATGGAACGGTATCACCTGGTCCAAAGAGAACTTGGGAAACGAGAAAGTTTATGGTAACACTTATGGGTGGATTATATACTCTAAAGTTTCCAAAGGTAACAAGAAACGAATTAAGAGTTTGTTTAAGTTTGAGAAAGTATATATGTTCGGCATTCAAACCGAATGTAGCAAAAGTGTTCTATGAAATGATGGAATCTGAAAACGTATTAGATTTTAGTGCAGGTTGGGGTGATAGATTCGCTGGATTTATGGGTGCATCAAACACTAAACATTATGTTGGGTTAGACCCACGTAAAGAGAATCATCCATTATATCAAATGCAAGGTGAGTTCTATAACAAACACTTAGGATTCTTTGAAGAAGATAAAAAGTGGGAGTTCCATTGTACACCTGCTGAGGATTTTGATTTTACTCCATATGAGAATCATTTTGATATGGTATTCACATCACCACCGTATTTCTCAGTAGAAAGATATTCATATGATGATACTCAGAGTTGGATTAGATATAAAACAATCGATGAATGGAATAAGAACTTCTTACACGCAACTTTAGAAAGAATATGGCCATCGGTTAAAAAGGGTGGTTATATGGCAATAAATATTGCAGATGTATATGGTTCATCAGGTGGCGAGAGACGGTATTTAGAAATTACTAATCCAATGAACGACTTTATTCAGTCACTCGGCGGTACTTATGAGGGGTGTTTGGGTATGGAAATGGCTAAACGACCTGGTTCTGTAGGAGCTGGTCTAGTGATAGAAGGTGATAGGGATAGATACACCGAAGAAGAACTAAGAAAACACGATGAAAATGTAGGTAAAACTTTTTGTGAACCAATATGGATTTGGAAAAAGTAAAGATATTGAAATACATAGAGAATGTTACTCTATGTTAGGGGAATAGTTCCTCGACTAACTAATTAAAAAAAACAATTATTATGAGAAAATTATTATTAACTTTAACGCTAGTAATTGGAATGATTATTTCAATGAACGCTCAAAATGCAAAAGGTGATTGGTACATTGGTACTGGTGACATTGCAAATGTAGCATGGACTGATTGGGCTGTAGCTCCAACTGTTGGATATGCGTTTACAGATAACCTAATGGTAGGTGTTGATGTATCACAAGCAGATTCAACTGAGGACTTAAGTATTGATGTTCACGCAAGATACTTTTTTAAAGGATTCTTTGCGTATGCTGCTACTGAAGGTTTTGAAACTGATGCTCTTAAATTAGGAGTTGGTAAAATGTTTACATTCCACAAGAGTGTATTCGTTGACCCAAAAGTAGTTTATGATTCAGCATTAAAAACAACAAACCTTCAATTAGGAGTTGGTTTAAAATTCTAATGATGAATATTAAGAAGTTTAGGAAGGCCGTTTCAATTATGAAACGGCTTTCTTAAATTAAATTTGGATATATAAAAAATAATTCGTATATTGTGGTAACATTTACATTTAAGGGTAAGACTTATGAAATCATATCAAATGATGTTATGAGAACACCAAAAGATTTACTTAGAGATTTTAAATATTGTTTAGAGGTTAACGATTACCAAACAATTAAAAATAGAATTACAAATGGCCTTATGTGGGGTTGGTTAAAAGAAATAAAAAATAGTTAATGTATCAAAACTTATATTACGAAAAAGATAACGGTATCATCCATTGTTGGGATGACCAAAAAGGTTACTTTACTTCTAAATTCCGTAGATATGCATATTACAGAGATGGTAATGGAGCACATGAATCTATACATGGGGAACGATTAAAGAAAATAAATTTTTGGAAAAAAGAAGATAATCTGAAACTATATGAATCAGATGTTAATGAGGTTACTCGTTTCTTAATCGATGAGTATGGTGATTCTGATGAAGTATCAGTAGGACACGTTACCTTAACATTTGATATTGAGGTTGAAATGAATAGTGGATTGCCTAATACTGATGAAGCAAAGAATACTATGACATCTGTAGCATTTCACGATTCAGCAACTAATGATTATTCAGTTTATGTATTGAATGAAGGAAGTGAAATTAACAAAACTATAAAAGGAGCTAAGGTTCGTTCATTTAGAACCGAAGAAGATATGTTGGTAGCATTTGTAAATGCTTGGGAAGAAATATCACCAACTATAATCACTGGGTGGAATATTGATTTCTTTGATGTTACCTATCTTTACAACAGATTGAAAAGAGTATTAGGTACTAAACAAGCAAATAGATTATCACCAATTGGTAAAGTTCATTGGAACAAATATCGTAAGAGATATATTATCGCAGGTGTATCCGCTTTAGATTACATAGCACTTTATAAAAACTTTACATATACTCAACTACCAAACTATCGTTTGGATACGGTGGCTCAAAAAGAGTTGGGTAGAGGTAAGATTGAATATGAGGGTAACTTAGACCAACTATTCAGAGATGATATTGAAAAATTTATTGAGTACAACTTAGTAGATGTTGAATTGGTAGTGGATATGGATAAGAAACTACAATTCATTGATTTGGCGAGAGCCATATGTCATGCAGGCCACGTTTTCTATGAGGATTTCTTATTCTCATCGAAATGGTTAGAGGGTGCGATTTTAACATTCCTTAGAAGAAATGGAAGGGTTGCACCTAATAAACCACTTCGTAAAGCTCGTAACGAAGATGGTTCAGAGGGTGAAGATAAATTCATAGGAGCATATGTAAAACAACCAAAACCTGGTCTTTACAAATGGGTATATGATTTAGATTTAACTTCACTATATCCATCAATCATTATGAGTATCAATATATCACCTGAAACCAAAATGGGTAAGGTAAAAGGATATACTGCAGAATCTCATATGAAAGGTGAGTTGAAATCTTACTCAATCATAGATAATGAGGGTAATGAATCACAACCAATACCAAAAGAAAACTTTATGAGTTTTATACAACAACAGAAACTATCAGTAGCTTCTAATGGTGTTTTATATAGAACTGATAAAGTAGGTATCATACCTGAGATTCTTAATGTTTGGTTTGATAAGAGAGTTGAGTATAAGAATGAGATGAAGAAGTTTGGTAAAGCAGGTAATGATGAAAAGTATAAATTCTTTGCTCAAAGACAGTTAGTACAAAAGATTATGTTGAATTCCCTTTATGGAGTATTGGGATTACCAGCATTCAGATTCTACGATGTTGATAATGCAGAAGCAGTAACACTTACAGGTCAAACTGTAATTAAAACTACTGAGAAGATTGCAAATCAATATTATAGTAAAATTATTGGAGAGGAAAAGGATTATAATATCTATGTAGATACTGATTCGGTATTCTATCAAGCCGCACCATTAGTAAAGGTTAGGAATCCTGAGATTGATGAAAACTCAGATGAACAAATGATTCCTGCGATTCTATCAGTTGCACAAGAAGTTGAAGGACACATCAACAAAGTGTATGATACAATGGCATTAAAAATGTTTAACATTCATTCACATCGATTTGATATCAAACAAGAAACTATTGCCAAAGGTGGATTTTGGGTATCAAAGAAAAGATATGCACAATGGATTATCAATGATAATACTGTTGATTGTGATAAATTAGATGTAAAAGGTTTGGATGTAAAACGGAGTTCGTTCCCAACATACTTCAAAGAAGTTATGGGTACGGTGTTAATGGATATTCTGAAATCTACAGATAAAAATGAGATTGATGATTATATCCTCGCTAAGAAAGATGAAATGACAAAACGTAATTTCATTGATATTGCTAAAAACTCAGCTGTTAAAGGTATGAGTAAGTACACCTTTAAGAAACAAGCAATTGGTGAGTTTCAAAAAGGTACACCTGCTCACGTAAAGGCGGCGATAACGTATAATCAACTACTCAAATACTATAAAGTACCTTACAAGTATGAGCCGATGAAGGATGGTGATAAGATTAAGTGGGTATATCTAAAAAATAATCCGTTAGGACTGGATTCGGTTGGAATGACTGGTTACAATGACCCAAAGGAGATTTTAGATTTAGTAAAAGGGTATATTGATTATGATTTGATTTGGCAAAAAGAGTTGGAAAATAAATTAGATGATTTCTATTTGGCAATGGGTTGGGATAAACCTTCACCTAATATGAAAAAAGCTTCACAATTCTTTGGATTTTAAATATATTTTTTGTATATTAGTATAATATTAAATTTTAAAAAGTAAAAATAAGTAAATTATGGAAAAAAGTCGTATTAATCGATTCGTACAAAAGTACAATCTTGCTGGTTTAATTGAATCAGTAAAATGGGATGTAGAGGGGACAACTCTATCTACATCATTTATTTCAGATGATAAATCGGTATTGGGAACAGTAACAACAACAGATTTTGATTTTGATAAAGGAAGTTATGGTGTTTATGATACTACTAAGTTCACAAAAATGTTATCTGTATTAGAAAACGATATTGAGTTATCAACTACAAATGTAGAGGGTAAAGTAGTATCACTTAATATTTCAGATAAAGGAACATCTGCAACTTATATGTTGGCAGATTTATCAGTTATTCCTGTAGTACCTGATTTAAAACAATTACCTAACTTTAATGTGGATGTTACAATTGATTCTACATTTATTACAAGATTCAATAAAGCAAAAGGAGCTTTAGCTGATGAAAAGAACTTTACGTTTGAATGTAAAGGTGGTAGTGGTAAAATAATTATTGGACACTCAAATATCAATACCAATAGAATCTCTATTGATGTTGATTGTAAGTGTGATGGGGATATAGACCCAATCTCTTTCTCTGCAGATTTCTTAAAAGAAATCCTAAATGCAAACAGAGATGCAAAAACAGCTAGTTTGAAGATTTCAACTGATGGTTTGGCCCACCTACACTTTGAAGTTGATTCTTACATATCAGATTATTACTTAGTTCAAATACAGGCATAAGAATGAATCATTTTTACGAAAGGTCACAATTTTCCAAATTTCAATCAAACACAACTTATCATCAGTTATTAGAAATGACTGATGGTGAGTTTACTGATTGGGCCAGAACTTTACGAAAAGAAGTTACTGAGCAGTGGGATGTATTTGGAACACCACCTGTGATTGGTAGAAATGAGGATGGTATCATTAAGAGTTTTAAGAAACTTAAATCTAATCCTGCAGATTATTGGGAAAAGGATTTAAGTGGGGATGATTTATCATTAGGTATTATTAAGAATTTTAACAAAGATGCATCAGTAGTAAATCAATTCTTTCCAACAATGTTGAAAACAAAGATTTCAACAGGCAAATCTGCGGATGGTGGATTATCTATATACGACCATTTCTCAGACCCAGAGTTAGAAGAAAAGTTTGTTAGAATTATGAAACGAGCTGTTAAGAGGGATTCAATGTACTCTTGGTCACGTTCAGTTATTGATAAACGAGATGAGAATCCTTTTTGGAATGGACAAGGTGCTATTGATTTTATCAAAGATGTACATGATGGAAAAGTATTTAATGGTAAGTATTCTAATTTAGCTATTTGGATTTCAAAAGTAAACACAAGAACTCTTGAAAACTTCGGTACATTCAACAAAGAATATATTGGTAGTAAGAATCTTTATTTAAACTCAGAACAGGTACAGAAATTAAAAGATGATGGTTATCTTTCAGATACTCAATTATCAAATATTGATGAAATTGCAGATAGTTGGACATCTGAAGCTGGTACAACACAACATTATGCATATCAGATAAGATGGTATGAAAAAGACTCAGGTATCTTTCCTAAGATATTACAAGTATTCAGATTAAGTTGTGGACAACCTGCGGTAAACTTTCCAGCATTAACTGCGAAGTGGATTTATGAAAACTACACATCACATATCGATACCGATGAACCGTTACATATTTACGATTCATCTGCAGGTTGGGGTGGTAGAATCATAGGAGCAATGAGTAGTAGAAAGAAAACTCACTATATCGGTACAGACCCTAATCCTGATAATTTCATTGATGAGTTAGGTATTACAAGATATGAGTATGTTGCAAACTTCTATAACAAAAATTGTGTTGATGATTATTCAGATAAACTTACATCATTCTTTGATGTAAAACCACAATCAAATACTTTTGAAGTATTCCAAGATGGCTCTGAGTTGATTCAAAACAATCCTGAGTTTCAAAAGTACAAAGGTAAGTTAGATATATCATTTACATCACCACCTTACTTTAATAGAGAACAATATTCACAAGATGAAAAACAATCATTTAAGGCATATGGGGAGTATGAAGATTGGAGAGATAATTTTCTCAAACCAACTCTAACTACAATCTATGATTATATGAAAAATGATAGATACATCTTATGGAATATTGCTGATATCAAAATAGGTGAAAGTACTTACTATCCATTAGAACAAGATTCAATTGATATCTTAGAAGAATTAGGTTGTGAGTATAAAGGTAAACTAAAGATGTTAATGACACGAATGGTTGGGTTAGACCCATCTAAGAGTGGAATTAAAAATGCAGTAGAGTATGACGGTAAATCATACAAATTTGAACCAATATTTGTATTTCATAAAAAATAAGAAATGACAAGAAAAGAAAACACATTGTGGGTTGAAAAATACAGACCCGATACATTGGAAGGGTATGTTGGTAATGAACATATCTTAGAAAAAGTAAAAATTTATATAGAGAATGAAGATGTACCACATCTACTTCTTTATGGACAGGCAGGTACTGGGAAAACAACATTAGCAAAAATCATAACAAATCAGATTGATTGTGATGTTATGTATATAAATGCTTCTGATGAAAACTCAGTAGATGCAGTAAGAGATAAGATTAGAGGATTTGCAGCAACAATTGGTTTTAGAAAATGGAAGGTTATCATCTTAGATGAATCTGATTATCTAACACCAAATGCACAAGCGGCACTTCGTAATCTAATGGAAACATTCTCAACATCTACAAGATTCATTTTGACTTGTAACTATGTAGAGAAAGTGATTGACCCGATTCAGAGTAGATGTCAAACATTTGGAATTACACCACCATCTAAGAAAGAGGTGGCAATCCGAATGAAACATATCTTAGATACTGAAGAAGTGAAATATGAGATGGGTGATTTGGTAACTTTAGTGAATAGTGGGTATCCTGATATTCGTAGAGTTCTCAACGCTGCTCAAAGACAAGTAGTGAAAGGTGAGTTGAAGATTGATAAAACATCAACAATTCAAGCAAACTATATGGATGAAGTTTTAAACTTATTAAAATCGAATGGAAGTGTAAAAGATACATTTACATCCGTTAGAAAAGTGATAGCTGATTCCAAAGTAAAAGATTTTACACCATTCTACAGATTCATGTATGATAATGTAGATGATTACGCAAATGGTAAAGTGGGTAACACTATACTAAAGATTGCAGATGCTCAATACAAAGATGCATCTGTAGTGGATAAAGAGATTAACATTATGGCGATGATGTTAGAAATAATAATAGACATAAAACAATAAAAGGAGAAATTATGGCAAAATCAAATGAACTATTCGAACAGATAAAAGATTTATTTGTTGAATTTGAAACAAATCACAATGGTACAACTAAAGCATCTAAAGGTAGAGCTAGAAAAGCTATTGGTGAAATTAAAAAGTTAGTAACAGATTACAGAAAATCATCTGTAGAAGAAAATAAGTAATTATGGCAAAAAAAGGAAAAGTAATCGGTATGGGTGGTAATAAACAAAAACCACCTCAAGCCCAACTAAAATTAGACCCTACAAAATTAGATACTGTAGAATGTGATAATTGTGGTGGTGTATTTTTTGAAGAAGTACAGATGTTTAAAGAAGTACCTGCGGTTCAATCACCTACAGGTCAAAAAACATTATTGCCGATACCTGTACTCAGATGTGTAGAGTGTGGTAATGTTCCTGAAAGATTTTTACCAAAAGAACTATTGGGTTAATGGCAAAGGCAAAAACTATATTTGAACACCTATCTGGTATTAAAGAAAAAAAGGTAAAGTGGAATTCGTTATCTGATATGGATAAGAAAACCTTTTCACCATTTATCATTAATAGATGGTTAAGTATGAATATGGGGTTATTACCTATCGTAAACATCTTACAGAAATATACTATTGGGTTATTATCTGCTAGAGATGTTTATAAGGTATATTTTGATTACCTACCTAAACAAAAAACATTTGATAAATACATCAAAGGTAAAAAGGAAGGTAAACATAATAAAGAAATGTTATCACATCTATCTGATTGGTACGGTGTATCTAAACGTGAATGTATAGATTATTTAGATATCTTATCAAAAGATGATGTGATTAATATTCTTATGAAATATGGATTAACAGAAAAAGAATCAAAAAAATTATTAAAAAAATGAGTGAAGATTTAAAAACAGCAGCATCTGGTTCAGATAATTCTAATAAGTTAGAATTAGGATTAGATATCAAAAACGACCCATCTTATTGGAACTTTAGAGTTTTAAAATATGAAATAGATGGTCAACAGGTATGTGGAATACATGAAGTTCAATATAATGTTGATGGCGACATTGTTGGGTATGGTGAATATCCAACTGAAATTTATGGTGAAGATATAGAACAACTTAAAGAAGGTGTTGATAAACTTAGAGAAGCGTTTTCAAAAGATGTAATCGAATTACCTATTGAAGAATAATGGCAGAGATACTAAGAGAGGCAAAAACAAAAGTAGTTCACAGAGGTGAACGAACTTTGAAAGAAGAAAAAGAAGAAACTGCAATTCAGTATTGTGAAAGATTATATCCTGAAACCACAAAAGAGTTTCAAAAGATTTTGGATGAAATGTATGAAACATTTTGTAAAAAACAAAGAAACTATGGGCCAGGTAACATCTCTGTTGGAACTAACTTAGAATCTGATGAAGATATTAAATTATCTTTAGTTGGATTGTGGTTTAGAAAGAATGATAAAATACAACGATTAAAGCAATTGGTTGTATTAGGACAACCTGATGAGGTTGGTGAGAATATACAAGATACCTATGAGGATTTATCAGTATATGGAATTATCTCTCAGATAGTTCAAAGAAAGAAATGGGCTAAGTAAAAACTTAACAATTTAATAACATTAAAATTTGGTAGTTTCAAATAATTTTCGTATATTAGACATATGAAAGATACAAAGATAAATAATGTCTTTAGACTTGGGGTAAAAGAACCACAACCTACTGATAAAAAAGTATCGTACTCCCAATATACAATGTATGCCAACTGTCCTCATCAATGGAAGTTGAACTATATGGATGGACTCCGAACATTCGACCCATCCATACATCTTGTATTTGGGACTGCGATGCATGAAACACTACAAGAATGGTTAGATGTACTTTATAACAAATCCCCTAAAGAAGCTGGTGAGTTAGATTTAGGTAAGATGTTATATGAAAGTATGGTTGATGAGTATAAAAAGATGAGAGACCAAACATCTGTAGAATTCAGTAACCCATCTCAGATGGAAGAATTCTTAGAGGATGGAATCAACATCTTAAACTTCGTTACAAAGAATCGTTTAGATTACTTCAATACTCGTCATATGAAGTTGGTGGCTATTGAATTACCTATTTATTCCAAAGCTTTAGAATCACACAATGTATATATGATGGGGTTCTTAGATTTGGTATTTGAAGATACATACGAAAACAAACTACAGATTTGGGATATCAAAACATCCACCAATGGTTGGAACAAATGGATGAAAGCAGATAAAACCAAAACAGCACAATTGGTATTATATAAGAAGTTCTTATCAGAACAATATGGTTATCCAATTGATAAAATCAGTACAAAGTATTTTATCGTAAAACGTAGGTTGATGGAAGGAATGATGTTCGCTCAAAAGAGAGTACAAACATTTGAACCTGCTAGTGGTAAACCTACATTAAATAAGATTACAAAAAGTTTCGAAGATTTCGTTAGGAACTCATTCAATGAGGATGGTTCTTATAGAACTGAATCAGAGTATCCTGCAATGGCTGGTAAAAACAATAAGAATTGTAAGTGGTGTCCATTCAAAAATGATTACGATAAATGCCCAAAAGAAAATAGACATAAAGTATGAGAAAGTTAATGTTATTATTACTACCTGTTTCATTTGGAATGGGTGGTTCAGAACCATACATAGAATCGGTTGAATCATTAGAACCGACTAAGATTGAAGTTGAGATAGTTGAACCCACATTTGTAAAACCAACATATACCTTAGATGTTGAACCATTGATTCAAGCGATGATTATGGTAGAAAGTGAGGGTAATGATTCTGCTTATCATAAAGGAGAAAAAGCAGCAGGTTGTTTACAAATCAGACCTATAATGGTTAGAGAAGTAAATCGTATATTAGATATTCAGAACTCTGAATTAGAATATACATTAGAGGATAGATGGAGTAGAGAGAAATCAATTGAAATGTTTCACATTGTGAATGGATATCACAACAAAAATAGTACATATGAAGAAATCGCACGAGCTTGGAATGGTGGTCCGAACTGGTTTAAGAAAAGTCTTACAAAAAGATATTGGAAACGGGTACAAAAGCAACTTAAAAAACAACAAAAAAATGAACGTAGCAATACTGAGTTCACCAAAGTATGAGAACGTTAGAAAGTTAAGAGAGTTTCTGTACACAATAAAGGAAAAATTAGGAACTGATGTTAACATTATAACAAGAGGTAACAAAAATGGTGGAGAAAAATATATTAGGAAATACGCAATTGAATTTGGGTTTAGATATACCGAATATAATCCAGCACATACTGTTAGAAACCTTTATAGTGGAATGAGTGATGAATATTATGGACAACGATTTCATCCAACCCAAACACTACATCAGTATGATTGTGTTGTAAAACACGCAGACAAATTGTTTTACTTTGGTGGTATCAAACCATCAGAACAAAAACACTTTGAAAAGATGTTAGAAAGATTTAACAAAAAAGTTAATTATATAAATTAATTATTATATTTATTAGAAAAGAGAAAACAAGTTATGAGTGATAAAAAGAAAAAACCTCTGATACTTCTATTATCAGATGATTTAAGATTACATAGTGGTATCGCCACAATGTCAAAGGAGATGGTTCTCCATACAGCACATAAATATGATTGGTTACAAGTTGGAGCAGCGGTGAAACATCCTGATGAGGGTAAGTTTTTCGATGTATCTGATGATGTAAATGCAGAGAGAGGTATCTCTGATGCATCAGTTAGAATCATACCATCAAGTGGTTATGGTAATCCTGATTTAATTAGACAGATTCTAATTAATGAGCCTGTGGATGCAATCCTACACTTTACAGACCCACGTTTTTGGGGTTGGTTATATAATATGGAAGATGAGATTCGTAAACACGTTCCAATTATGTATCTAAACATATGGGATGATTTACCAGACCCAATGTGGAACGCTCCGTTCTATGGAAGTTGTGATTTACTTATGAGTATTTCAAAACAAACATACGGTATTAATCGTAGGGTTATGAAAAAGTATGGTGAACATTATGAAGATTGGCAAATGAAATACATACCACATGGAGTATCTGAAAAGTTCAAACCAATTAAACATCTTCCTGATGGTAAAGAATTAGTTGAAGAAATGAGACGTAAGTTAGATATTCCTGAAAATAAAGATTTTATCGCTCTATGGAATAATCGTAACATTAGAAGAAAAAGTCCTGGTGATTTAATCTTAGCTTATAAAGAGTTTTGTGATGGACTACCAAAAGAACAATCAGATAATTGTTTATTGTTATTACATACACAAGTATCAGATGAAAATGGAACAAATCTTTTAGAAGTAATTGAAAATATTTGTCCTGATTATGATGTAATGTTTACCAATTCTCAGTTTAGTACAGATGATTTAAATGTATTATATAATATGTGTGATGTTAATCTTAATATTGCATCTAATGAAGGGTTTGGATTGGCAAGTTGTGAATCTGTAAATGCAGGAACACCAATCATTGTTAACGTTACAGGTGGGTTACAAGACCAATGTAACTTTACTATCGATGGTAAGTACATTACTGAAGATGATTATGTTGAATTAGGTTCACTACATGATAAAAAGAGATTACCACAAAATTTAAGTTGGGGTAGTTGGGTAATCCCTGTATGGCCATCAAATCGTTCCCTACAAGGCTCACCACCGACACCATATATCTTTGATGACAGATGTTCGTATGAAGATGTTGCAAAAGCACTTAGACAATGGTATGATACCAAAACAGATAGACGAGTAGAATGTGGATTGGAAGGTTCAGAGTGGATGAAATCAAAGGAAGCTGGTATGAGTGCTAAGAATATGGGTGAGAGATATATTGAGGCAATCGATACTACATTTAAAAATTGGAAACCTAAAACAGAATTAGTATTATGGAAAGTATAAAAAAAGTATGTGTAATTAGTTGTCCTATATCTACAAGAAGTGGATATGGTTCAAGAAGTAGAGATTTCGTAAGAGCTCTAATAAAAGTAAGACCTGATTGGGATATTAAAATCTTATCTCAGAGATGGGGTAATACACCAATGGATGCACTTAAAGTAGGTAAGGATGATGATTTATTAAACAGAATCTATATACCAGAACAGAAACCATCAAAACCAAATGTTTGGATTCAGATTACAGTTCCTAATGAATTTCAACCTGTAGGTGATTATAATATAGGTGTAACTGCAGGTGTTGAAACAACTGTAATGCCAGCTCATTGTTTAGAGGGTATTAATCGTATGGATAAAGTATTAGTTTCATCTAACTTTTCAAAACAATGTGCTGAAAATACAGTCTTTGATAAAAAAGATGAAAAAAGTGGAAAGACACTTGGAACTTTAAAATGTGAAAAACAAATTGATGTATTATTCGAAGGATATGATACTAAGATTTATGATAACAAAGCACCATCTGAACCAAGAATAAATGATACATTATCTAAGATTGATGAATCATTTTGTTTCTTATTTGTAGGACATTGGTTGAAGGGTGATTTTGAACATGATAGAAAAAACATTAGTGGATTGATTTGGACATTCTTACAAGCATTTACTAACAAAAAGAACGCACCAGCTCTAATTCTAAAGACAAGTAGTGGTGGAACATCTTTACCTGATAGACATCGTATCCGAAGAATAATTAAAGATATGAGAAGTAAATTACCAGGTAGATTACCAAACGTTTATTTACTACATTCTGATTTAACAGATAAAGAAGTAAATGCATTATACAATCACCCAAAGGTAAAAGCTCACGTTTCATTTACGAGAGGTGAAGGATTTGGTAGACCTTTATTAGAGGCAACTATTAGTGGTAAACCGATGGTAGTATCAGCATGGAGTGGACATATGGATTTCTTAAATCCTGAATATATTTCTTGTATTACAGGTAAAATGGATAAAGTACATAAATCAGCCGCTGATAAATTTTTGTTGAGAGATTCTGAGTGGTTTACAATTGATTACTCAATTGCAGGTGGTACTATGAAAGATATTCATAAAAACTATAAAAAGTATTTAGAAAAATCAAGAAAACATAGACAATACACAAAAGAAAGATTTACATTTGATAAAATGGCTGAAGTGTTAGATATTCATCTAAAAGATGTAGATAGTAAACCTCAAACGGTTGGATTATCATTACCAAAATTAAAAAAAGTTGAAAAGAAAGTAGAAACACCAAAGGTTAATTTACCAAAATTAAAAAAGGTTAAATAGTGGCAGGATTTTACAATACCCATCTAAGAAAAACATCAGACCCTACTCCAATTAGTAAAACTAAGATGGAGAGGGGTATGGTGGTTAAGATAAAGTATCAAAAGAGAGATAAATCTACAGGACTATATTTAGTATTCGTTCTTCAACCAAAGTGGCCTAATACAACAGAAGGTAAACTACATGGGTTATCATTAGATGCAATACCACCTAACAAAATAAAAGAAATATCTGAAATTTATGATGAGGTTGTATCTCAATCATCTAAAGTTAAAAAGTTAGATTTAGCTAAGATTCAAATCAATGAGGGTTCTAAAGTATTCTACACATCAGAAATCAAAACTGAAAAACAATTAAGAGCAGGTTATAGAACATTCAATCTATTAGATATTAAATCTATTCAAGCAGTTAACTATGATTGGGGTAAATTTGATAAGATAGCAGATAGAGATGCGAGAAGAAAACAAATAGAAGAAGAAGCTAGACAAAGGAGAGATGCTGCACAAAATAAATAAATTATGAAAATAAGTTACGCAATTACAGTATGTAATGAGTTTGTAGAAATACAAAACCTCATACCATTTCTTTTGAAACACAAAAGACACGAAGATGAAATCGTAGTTCTATACGATTCTAAAAATGGTGATAAACGAATAGAAGAATTTCTAAGAGCAAAATCTATTAATGCTGAATTCCAATGGTTCAAAGATGAGTTCGATGGGCATTTCGCTAATTGGAAAAACAAACTAAATTCTTTTTGTGGTGGTGATTGGATATTCCAAATCGATGCAGATGAGATTCCAAATGAAATATTGATAGAAAATCTACATGAGATTCTAACAAAAAATACTACAGTTGTAGATGTTGTATTAGTTCCAAGAGTAAATACAGTCGAAGGATTAACCGATGAACATATCCAAAAGTGGGGATGGAATGTAGATGAAAAAGGTTGGGTTAACTGGCCTGATTTTCAATATAGATTATATAAGAAATCTGATGATATAAAATGGGTGAATAAAGTACATGAAGTATTAGAAGGATTCAAAACAATATCACATCTACCAATTGATGAAGATTTAGCATTATATCATCCGAAAGAAATCAAAAGACAAGAGAAACAAAATGCTTATTACAATACTTTATGATGAAAATAGGTATTATAGGAAAAGGTTACTTCGGTAAAAAAATACATAATACATTAGATGGTAAGTATGATATTAGGTTTTTTACTGGTAGGGATATGGATATCACTTATGAAATCGAATGGGTTGTTATCGCAACATCAGTAGATTCACACTATGAATTATGTAAAGAGTTTATAAGAAATGGTGTTAATGTATTCGTTGAAAAGCCAATGACATTATCTTGGTCTGAATCAAAAGAGTTATTTGATTTAGCTGATAAGTACGAAGTAAAAGTTTATGTTGATGATGTATTCACATATACTGAAACCTTCAGACGATTAAGGACACAGAATTTAGATTACAATCCATTATACTTTGATTGGAAAAAGTATGGTTCATTTGGTGATACTATTTTTAATGCCCTAACATATCACGACATCTATATGGCCTTATCATTAGGTTATAATTTAGATGGTGAAATTGATTTTGAACATAACAGAGTAAACCAAAAATCATTTAGAATTGGTAATGTACATTTTAGATATGATAGAACTAATCCTAAAAAACAAAAAACTCTTACTGTAAATAATAAAACATATGATTTTAGAACAAATCTAAATCCATTAGATTCTATGTTTTATAATGTATTTAATGGTAATGTAAACTTTACTAAAAATAATCGTTTAGCTTTAGAATCACAAAAAGTATTAGATGATTTAAATTTTAGAAAACCAAAAGTAGCCGTAGTTGGTGCTGGTATATTTGGTATTACATCAGCTCTTAAATTAAGTGAAAATTTAAATGTTGTTTTATTTGAAAAAAATGATGATATATTACAAAATGCTAGTTCTATAAATCAATACAGATTACATAGAGGATATCACTATCCAAGAAGTATAGAAACTGCATTAACCTCAAAGGAAGGGACAAACACATTTACGGATGTATTTAATGAATGTGAGATGAAAGATACAAAGCAATTCTATGCAATAGCATCTATGGGTTCTAAGGTATCACCTGATGAGTATATAAATTTTATGGATAAATGTGATTTACACTACAGAGTAGTTGAAAATGATTTAGTTACATCAAATGTTGCGGAACTATATGAGGTTTTTGAGGGATTGTTTGACCCTTGTAAACTATATAATTCCTGTAAAAAATATTTAGATAATTCGGAAGTAGATTTAAGATTAGGAACTCCATACAACGATGATTGGAATTATGATTATGTTATAAATTGTACATATTCAAATTTAAATGAAGTGTTTAATGGAGATGAAATATATCAGTTTGAAGTATGTGAAAAACCAGTAGTAAAATTACCAACTAAATACAAAGGTAAAGGTATTGTTGTGATGGATGGGCCATTTACTTGTATAGACCCATACTCAGATACAGATTACCATGTTGTTGGTAATGTTGTACATGCAATACATTCAACAAATGTTGGTAAATATCCTGAAGTTGATGATAACATAAAACCATTTTTAAACAAAGGATTAATAAAGAATCCAACAATAACAAAATTTCCATTGTTCAAAGAATCACTAAAACATTTCTTTGGAATTAATGAGGTAGAACATATTGGTTCAATGTACACTATAAGAACTGTACTTGCAAACAGAGATTTTGATGATGCCAGACCTTCGATTGTAAAAAAAGAATCGATAGGTAAATATTCAGTATTTTCAGGTAAAATATCAACAGCCGTTGATACTGCTAATGAGTTAAATCAATATATAATGAAACAATAATATGATATTTTATAGAACAGTAGATAACGAATTACATAATGCAGCTGTAGTTCCAAATGTAGGTTTTTCACTAGATGATGCATCATACATACCTGATGAATATTTAGGAAAAGAAAACTTTGTAATCCTAAGAACTTGTTTTGGGTTGGGTGATTGGGGAATCGTATCAGCATTTCCAAAGAAGTTAAAAGAGAAATATCCTGATTGTAAGGTATGGATTCCGTCACCAAAGTTACTAAAACATTTATTTGGTCACTTAGAAAGCAATTGGAGCTCGTGGGATGACCCGTTTAAAGTAGTTCATACGATATTTGATAATAATCCTTATGTTGATGGGTTCATTGATGAATTCGTAGGTGAAGTATTCAATGACCACTATAAATTGTATGAACATCCAAGAGAAGATGTGCCTTTATTAGAACAGATTCTAAAGTTTTGGCAGTTTGATAACTTTGATGGTATTGAGCCTGAAATTTATTGGAGTGATTCGGAAAAAGAATTAGGTGATAAAATTATCAAAGAACATACAGATGGTAACTTTGGTACATTACTAATAGCAAACAGATATAAAAACGATTCAGTTGATTTGATACAAAACAAATTAGATGAATATGATTTACCTATGTTCTATTGGACTTCTGAAAAAGATAGTGGGTTTAAATTTAAAAAAGCTTTGGATTTAAGACACATTGATATTAGAGTACAGATGTATATAAAATCTAAAGCTAAATTTAATGTAGGAAATCAATGTGGTGTTAATGATACTATATCAAACTATGCACCTACATTTAGTGTTCCAAAGAATCAACTAAAATCTAATATAGTTAAATCACAAAACTATATGTACAAAGAGGTTACAAAAGTATTAAATGATTTACCTGATAAATGGGAAGTTAAAACAACAACATCCAAAAAGTGGAAAGAGGCGTTGTATAATTTTATTAAGTATCACAATATTAAATCAGTTTTAGAGATAGGAACATCATTAGGACATACTACATATTTTGTGGCTCATTTTGTTGATAAAGTAACAACTTTAGAGTATAATTTACCCAGAGTAATTGCAGCTAAAAAGTTATCTGAGAAACACAATAACATAAATTTTATACATGGTAATGCATATAATCTGTGGAATTTTGATTACCACGATTTAGTAATAATTGATTGTATCCACGATTATAATCATATCAAAAAAGATATTGAAAATGCAATAAACTTAGGCACTAAATATATTGCATTCGATGATTATGGTTTATTTCCTGAATTGAAAAAGGCAATAGATGAATCAATAAATTCAGGTAGAATAGAATTAGTAAGTAAAATAGGATACCCAGCAGGTACACATTTTTATATGTCGAAATCAACTAACGCTACATCTGATAAAGTATTGGCAGATAGTGAAGGTTTAATTTGTAGAGTATTATGAGAATAGCAGTTTATACATCAATATTTGGTGGATATGATAATATCATAGATGACCAATTAAAAATGGATGGAGTTGATTACATTTGTTATACAGATGCTGATATAAAATCCGATATATGGGAAGTTAGGAAATCAACACCACTTTATACAGACCCTAATCGTAATGCAAAAAAGTACAAAGTATTACCACATAGATATTTGAGTGAGTACGATTGGAGTGTATGGATTGATGGTAACATAAAAATCCATTCAGATATCAGACCACTATGTAGTGGTGAGCCATATAAGTTATATGACCATATGAAAGTATTTGATGCGAGAGATTGTATCTATGATGAAGCTGAAACTATTCTTAACTTTGGTAAAATTAACTCTGAAAGAAATCCACATAAAGGAATTAAAAATTGGAAAGATAACCCATCTCTTATTATGAAACAGATGGAACGATATCAGATGGAAGGGTATCCTACAAAAAACGGATTGGCCACAACACCTATAATGGTTAGAAATCACAACCACTTAGATACCATCAAACACAACGAAGATTGGTGGAGTGAAATCAAACATAATTCAAAAAGAGACCAGTTAAGTTTTAACTATATTGCTTGGAAAAATCAATTTAATTTTGTATATTTGGAAGGTGATTCACGAAATAATGATTATTTTGTGAGTATGGGTAAACACATAGGAAAATAGTTATGGTATATTCACCGATAAATTTAGATTACTTTTTGAATATGGAAATCGCCAATGGTGGTATCAGTAAACAAATCGTAACATTAAATGGTAAACTAAAAACAATTAGAGATTTAGTTACATATTGGAAGGATGCACCTACACCTGAGTTAACATCTGAAACTTGGCAATACTATAACTGTATGATTGCAGGATTTAGAAAAGGTGTAGAAAATCATCACAATATCGGATGGGATAATCTTACAAAAGAATATTATGATTCATTAGAACCAATGGATGATGATGAGTTATCAGAATACTTAGAAAATAATCCTGTAGAGTTTAGTAACGGTTTTATAAAACATAGTTACCATCGAGCACTTGCTATGGTTGGTAGATTAATTAGAGGTGAGAGATACATTCCATTTTATATGGAAACATCTCAGATTTATGATTCACCTCGAAAGTTAGATGGTATAATGAGAACATCTAAATTAACATCAAAAATAAAACATTTATCTAAATTAGATAAAATGGGTGTTAGTAGAGATGAATATTGTTTATGTCAGAGTTCCATCTTAACTGTTATGGGTGTTAGAGATAATGATGATTTGGATATAATTATTTCATCTAAGTTAAGAAAACAAAATGTAAGATTTCCAAGCGGTATTGATATATTTGATGCTAATAGAAAGAAGTTTGATTATTTTGGTGCAGCTGGTGATGATGACATATTAGAAAATTATTGTATCACTATTGATGGATATAAGTTCTTAGAACCACGTTTTTACTTTGCAAGAAAGAATACACATACTGATAGAGATAAAAAAGATTGGGATGGTGTATCAAAGTTCTTTGAAAGAGAATCTGATTTAGGATATCCATTTAACTTTCAACCATACAAATGGGGATTACCATATTTTAGACCTCATATCAAATCAACATCATTAGATTTAGAATCACTAACATTAGTAAAAGATAAATACAATAGAATAGCGGATGGTGTAAATCAAGGAAGAGCAGTTTATGCTGGTGATGGTTATTTTGTAAAGATATTTCATCCTGAATATTGTAGATTACAGAACTTTAGAGATGCATTAAGTAGTGGTTTCTTAAATGGATTAACACCTGCACTAACTCACATATTAGAAGATGATAACGGAAATATAAATGGTTACATTACTTTAAGTGGAGAAATGTTATCAGAAAGTGAAGTTGATTTTGAAAAGATTCCTCAATGGTTTATTAGAACTGTATTAAGAAATTGTCAAAAAAGAAATAAAGTATTTTATGATTTAGTTCCTATCAATATAATTAGAGATTCATACTTTAATCAAATCAGTTTGATTGATTTAGAAAGTGTTTACGATTTGGATAAATTAGAAGATATGAAAAAACATAACGCAACATTAAAACCAATAAAATTATTAGAATGGATTCAATCGGTATAATCGGACAGGGTTTCGTAGGAAACGCAATATATCAAAAGTTTAAAAATTACTTTACGGTATATACATATGATTTGGATAACACAAGATGTAATTCATCATTAGAACAAGTTAGAGAATGTAAAACAATTTTCATTTGTTTACCAACTCCTACTAATTCACAAGGTGAATGTGATACTTCTATTATAGAAAGTGTTCTTGATGATTTAGATAAAAGAAGTTATCACGATATCGTAATCAAATCAACAGTTGTACCTGGTACTACAGAAAGATTAAATAAAAAATACAAAGATTTAAGTATTGTATTTAATCCTGAGTTCTTAACTGAGGCAAATGCTGTACAAGATTTTGAGAATCAAAATAGAATTGTATTAGGTGGGCCACGTCCAACTACTACAAAGATTAAAAGAATTTACACCAAAGTATTTCCTGGTGTTCATATTATCAAAACAGGTTCTACTCATGCTGAAATGATTAAGTATGTAACAAACACATTTTTAGCTACTAAAGTATCATTCGCAAATGAAATATATCAGATATGTGAAAAGTTAGAATTAGATTACGATAAAGTGATTGAGTATTCTACATTTGATGAAAGATTAGGTAAATCACATTGGGCAGTACCAGGACCAGATGGTGATTTTGGATATGGGGGACATTGTTTTCCTAAAGATTTGAAAGCAATGATATCATTAGCACATGATTTAAATGTATCACCAAGAATACTAACAGCAGTTGATTGTAAAAACAATGATGTTAGAACAGATAGAGATTGGGAAAAGATGAAAGGAAGAGCAGTATCATGAAGAATGTAGTATTCATACCAAACGTTGATTTAGGTAACGGAAGAAGTACACCATATCATTACTCAGTAAAGAGTTGGAAGAAGTGGTGTGATAAGAACGATGTTATCTGTTTAGAGTGGACTGAACCAATTATGGATTCAGATACATTCCCAATCATAATGCAACGAGAATGGGTATTTGATATTATAGAACATAATGAGATTGATTACGACCAGATTGCAATTGTAGATGCAGATACTATAGTTCATCCTGATTGTCCCAACTTCTTTGAAGAAACTAATCACAAATATTCTGCTGTTGTAAACAATGGTTGTTATGAGTGGGTAACTCGAAGTGTAAGAGGATGGGGTGAGGCTATGTTTCCAAATGAACCATTGGTAAAACCATACGATTATTTTAACACTGGATTTGTAGTTGTAAACAAAAAACATAAACCATTCTTTGATGAGATAAAAGATTTATATCTAAACAGAGGTGAAGAAATAAAACATTACAGAGATACCATAAAAGCAAGTACAGGTCAAACTATGGTAAACTTTATGTTAAAGAAAAATAATATAGAAGTAACCAAATTATCTGAAGGATACAATCTACAAGATTTATTTAGAAAGAATTTATTACACATACCCAATCACTCTTGGTTTAGTGATGAACTACATTTTTTAAATGCAGGTTGGGTATATCATTTTAACGCAATTCCACAAAACGATAGACACGTATCGTATTGGATGGAAAGAACATACAAACACTTATATGAATAGAACAATACACATACTATCAGTACATTATGAAAATCCATTTTGGATTGATATACAATTAGAACAACTGAAAAAACATCTAAAAGTTCCTTATAAAACTTATATGGCTCATGCAAATATGCCTGAAGATTTAAAAGATTATAGTAACGATTTTGATGTTGTTATATCAGACCCTCGTAAAAAGTTCCACAATACAGATGGACATAAATTATTATTACCACATATCAAAGAAAATATAAAACCTAATGATATTGTTGTAAAGTTAGATTCTGATGCATTCTTTATTAAGGATGTAGATGAATCCTTATTTGATTTAGTAGATGAGCATGGGTTTTTATCTATACACGAACCACGACATGAATTAGATTTGAATTACAAAACTCCACATCCTGTATTTTACGCATTTAAAGGTGAGTACTTATCAGATGGATTGGATGTACAACTATGTACAATCAGAGTTGAGAACTCTAATTGGTGGGGAAGTGTTAATGGTTGGATAAGAAGTAAAAATATTGATTGGTTTGCATTAGAAAGAAGTAATGAAACAAATTTACATCCAATATATTTTGCCATCTATGGTGATTTGATATACCACAATTGGGCTGGTTCGAGATTAATGAGAACGAGAGAAGATAGAAGAAGAGCGGCCAACGAAGGAATAAGTTTAGATGAGGTGATAAGACAGAACCATCAACTAAATGAATCAGTTCTAAAGGCGTTGGATACTGATGTAGATGAATTTATAAAAGTATTAAAAACAAAGTAAATATGAAAATAAGAAAAACAATGTTACCTGTACTAAGACCGTATGGGGGTAAAGAAGAAATAGAAGCATTAACTGAAGTTATTGAAAGTGGTTGGTGGGGTAAAGGCCCTAAAGTTGCAGAGTTCGAAAAGAAGTTTGCGGATTTAGTTGGAGCAAAATATGCAGTTGCAGTTACATCCAACTCACATGGACAAGATTTGGTTATGAAAGCTTTGGATATCAAAGATGGTGATGTAATCAATCCTACGATATCATTTATGGCAACGGCAATGATTCCATTATGGCAAGAAAACATAACTACAAATGTAGTTGATGTAGACCCATATACAATGAATATGGATGTTGAGGATGTACGAAGAAGTATTACTCCAAATACAAAAGCAATTATTGCTGTAAATCAGGCAGGTGTACCAGCACCTATTGATGAAATCAGAGAATTTTATGATGGATTGATAATTGAAGATTGTGCTCATAGTTGTTATACTGAAGGAGCAGGACTTAAAGGTGATATTGCAATCTGGTCGTTTCAAGCAGTTAAAACAATGCCTTGTGGGGATGGTGGTATGATTACATTGGATGATGAAGAACTATACAACAAACTAAAAGAGATGACTTGGTTCGGTGTATCATCTACATATTCCAGAGTTGCAAAAGAAGATACAGTTACAGGTAAACCAGGTTACACTTGGGATTACGAAGTAGATAAGATTGGATACAAATGTTATATGATTGATATAAATGCAGCAATCTGTTTGGAACAACTTAAAAAGTTACCACAAATATTAGATTGGAGAAGGCACGTTCAAAAAAGATATAACGAAGGGCTATGTGAACACGTTGAAAGACCACCACATACTGAAACAGTACAATACTATTGCGCAAAAGTACCTTCCGAACATAGAGGTGATTTAATTGATTATCTTGCAAGTAAAAATGTACATACTTCTGTACACTTTAAACCATTACACAAATATGAGATAATTCAAAAACACTTAACTCATAAAGATAGAGAATGGCCAAATGCAGAAAAAGAGTGGGAACGATTAATATCACTACCTGTTCATCCAGCGATGACAGAAGAAGATATTGATTATGTAATCTATTGGGTAAATCAATACTTTAAAGAAAATGGGTAATCTAATATTAGGATATGGTTTATTAGGTAAAGAGATGGTAAAACAGACCGGCTGGGACTACAAATGTAGAAAAAACGGATTTGATTTACTAACATCTAACTTAGAGGATGAGATAATCAACTACATTGATTTACCACATGAAGGTAGAGTTGGATATTCAACACCACCTGTAATAGTGAATTGTGTTGGTAATACCGATACATACTCATCTGATAAGAAATCTCATTGGGATGTAAATTATGTTGGAGTATCTAAATTGGTAGATTTCTGTAATAAATATAATATAAAATTAGTTCACATATCAACTGATTATGTATATGCTAATTCTAAGAATGGTAGAAGTGAAGAAGATATACCTGTTCATAATGAGGATTGGTATTCATATACAAAATTATTAGCAGATGGTTATATAGAACTAAAATCAAAAAATTATCTAATAATCAGACCAGGTCATAAACCTAATCCGTTTCCCTATGATAAAGCTTGGGTTAATCAGTTAGGTAATTTTGATTATGTTGAAACTATTTGTAAACAAATGGTAGATTTGATTGATGAGGATATGAGTGGTGTTTATAATATAGGAACTGAGATGAAATCAATGTATGATTTGGCTGTAAAAACTAAACCAAATGTTAAAGAAGCATTTAAACCAAATCACATACCAACCGATGTTACTATGGATATTTCAAAATTTAGGAAAATAAAATGAAGATAGCATTTTTTACAGAGATGGAGTTTAAAGGAAAGATTGATAAGAATCATCCTAATATGAGAACTGAATTTGCATGGATGTGTTCATTAGATGCAACACATATGAATCTAATGTATCATAGCACTGAAAAATTTGATTTAGGAATTGCTATAACTCCGAAAAATAATCCAACTGCGGTAAACATTGAACATTTAAAAACAATGTGTGATAAGGTGGGTGTAATGCAAGAGGGCCCATTTTGGTTGTTCCAAGATTATGATTTAGAAAAACAAATACATTATTATAATAATCTAATAGAATCTGATATAATCTTTACTCATAATGAGCAAGACAGAAAATACTATAAAGGATTAACAAATCACAAAGATGTAAGAGTACTACCATCTCTAATGATTTCAGAAGCAGTTGGTGAGTTACCAACTGAAGATAGAAGTGGTATTATGATTGGTGGTAATATGGTTAGTTGGTATGGTGGGTTTGATTCATTTATGTTAGCTAACTCAGTTACAGATGAAATCTATCAACCAAAGATGGGTAGAGCTCTACCTAACGAACAACAATTGGGTATCAACCAATTACCATATCTACAATGGAATGATTGGGTAAAAGAATTAAACAAACGTAAGATGGGAATTCATATGATGAGAACTCATGCCGCTGGTACATTTGCACTTAATTGTTCATATGTAGGTATTCCTTGTGTTGGATATGAAGAATTAGATACTCAAAGATTACTTCACCCACATCTATCAGTAGAAAATGGTGATTTAGAAAAAGCAAGAGAATTAGTAAAAAAGTTGTGGAATGATTTGGATTTTTACAAAGAAAATTGTATATTAACACAACAACTATATAAAGAAAAGTATAGTGAAAATAAATTTAAAGAAAGATTAAAGTTATGCTAAGTAAAAAAGATATAAGTTTCATTCAACCGAGTAGGAATAATCTAAAGTACCTAAAGTGGTCTTATGATTCTATCAGAAAGAACGGTGGGCCAGAACCAACCATATGTGTTGCCGATGATTTCAGTAACGATGGAACTTGGGAATGGTGTGAAGATATGATGGTAAAAGACCCAAACTTCAAAGCAATCAGAAATGATGGGCCAACAAGATTAGGACATACAATTCTATATGATGAGTTAGTTGAGATAGCTGATACTCCGATTGTAGGAATCTATCACGCAGATATGTATCTTATGCCAAAAGCATTGGATTTCGTACTAAAACATATCAAACCTATGAATGTGGTATCGTTGACAAGAATCGAACCACCACTACATCCTGATGGGCCTGAAAAGATGTTAGTAGATTTTGGAATCGAACCTGAAGAATTCAAAGAAGAAGAATTATTAAAGTGGTTTGAAAAGGTACAGATGAATCAGGCAACTAAACAAACTGAAGGAATTTTTGCTCCCTGGTTCATCTTCAAAGAAGATTTTACATCAATCAATGGACATGACCCACTATTCGCTCCACAATCAAAAGAAGATACAGATATTTTTAACAGATTCCAATTGAACGGATATAAGTTTATTCAGACTTGGGGTGGTTGCGTATATCATATGACTTGTAGAGGTAGTAGATTTGCAGATGGGGCTGAAAGAAATCCTAACGGTGAAGTGTTTATGAAGAACAGAGAAACAAATGAATGGCTAACACAAAATATCCGTTCAACTCGTAACTTCCTTAGAAAGTGGGGACACTATTGTAAACATGATTCATTGATGAAACCAATAATTCCACCAAAGTATAATATTCAGTTTAACATAGAGAATTGCAATGAAAAATTGTTAGAGATATTAGAACCCTGGTGTGATGTAATAGTTACTGATTTAGATGAAGATATTGTACAAAAATATATTAAAAAAGAACAGCCAGATACTCAGTTTGATTTGAGTAAAAGAATCAATGTAGATGTGGATTCTGATATAGAAGTTAGTTTTGATGCAAATAAATTATCAGAAAATTCTTATAAATTAATAACCGAACTATCTACCATACTTGAGTCCTCTAATATTGAGGTTGGTGAGTTTGAAGTGGACATATATAGAGTGGTTGTGAATAGGGTAAAAACATACGAACATAATTTAATTTACAGAAAGTAGTATAGTTATATGTGTTATGATGTATTATATTTTACTTCCAGATGACACCGATGAAGGTGTACAATATTCCACAAATGTATTGGGTGAATCCTCTTTTAAAAACTTTTGGGCAGAACAAGGTTTTGGAATTTTTGAAAGATTAGTAAATAAATATCCTGATACATTAGATGAAATAAAAATCAAAGATGAAAAATCTAAAGAATATACTGTAGAAGAATTTTTAAATATAATAGAGAAACTTAATTTGATTAAATAGGAGAAAGATGAAAATTGATTATGATGCCTATGAGGATTTAGACGAAATGTTCTCAGAAATGGAACACAGCGAAAATCAAAAACGAAATAAAATCAGAAATGCAAAACAAAAGAAAAAAAACTACAATGAAAGAAACCTTCAACAACCACAAGGGTTGCCTTCCAATTGGAGAGAGGGTGATAGTCATATCGGTAGACAAAAAAAAGCAAGAAACTACAATAGTTGACCCGTTTGGTACAGAGTGGGTTATACCTTCTGAGTATGTTTCTTAATCCTTCCTATATTTATAATAAACAAATGGAGTAAATTATGTTGTTAAAAGTAGGTTCAAGAGGTAACGAAGTAAAATTGTTACAAGAATTCTTAGGAATTGGAGCAGATGGTATCTTTGGTAAAGGTACAGAGTTTGCAGTAAAAGAGTTTCAAAAATTAAACGGATTAACAGTTGATGGATTAGTAGGGCCTGGAACTTGGGATTGTATGGGATTAGCAACAACTGATGATTCAGAAAAAACATATACCACCGAAAACGGATTGGTAATCAATAGACACTTTTTACCGCCAGGTGAATATAAAAGTGGAATCACAAAAAAAGAATATTGTTTCTTACACCATACGGCAGGATGGCAGAATCCTTACAGAACTGTAGACCATTGGGGTAGAGATAGTAGAGGTGCAGTAGCAACCGAATTCGTATTAGGTGGTCAATCAATCAAAGGAAATGATGATAAGTACGATGGTGTTATGGTTCAAGCCTTTCCTGAAGGACATTATGGATGGCATTTAGGAAAGAATGGTTCACAACATATGCATACACATTCTGTAGGTATCGAAGTAAATAACTTTGGATACTTAAAGAATGGTAAAACATATGCAGGAACTACGGCAGTTGAATCACAAATCGTAACATTAGATAAACCATTCAGAGGATTCAAAGAATGGCACAGATATTCAGATAAACAAATCGAAGCACTTCGTTTATGGATACTTTACATAGCAGATAGAGATGGAATTGATGTTAGAAAAGGTTTAGTAGAGGAAATTAAGAAAAAAGGTGCAGATGGATTTGAGTTCAACGAAGATGCTTATTATGGTAGAGTAAAAGGTATGTGGACACATACAAATACTAGAAAAGATAAGTTCGATATGTTCCCACAATCTGAGCTCTTGGATATGTTAGTGAGTTTATAGAATCATTTTAGTATTTTTAATTATTTTTTTACTATTTATAGGAGAAAAAGTATAACCAAATAACATTTACGGAAATTTTCTATGAAAAAGTATTTAATTTATCTGTTAATGATGATTCCTTTCTTCGGAATGGCTCAATCAAACGACAGTTGGTTCAAAGTGGAAGTTCAGTTTGATTACTACGCTCCCAGTGAATCATTCGCACTATTAACTCAAACAGGCGATACCTTAGTTAATTATCAACCTCAAAACCCATTTGAACTATGGTCAACTGTAGTTCAAGCGGATTCAGGAGATATCGATATCTCATTATTGGATTCTTACGGAGATGGTTGGCAAGGTGGCCCACAAAACAACAATTCAAACACAACGGCATTTATAAGAATATCAAATGAGTGTCAAGACACAATATTAGATTTAGATATAACAGCATTGGGAAATTTTACTCAATATGATACATCTTTTGTTTTAGACCCATGTGCACCACCTGTTTGTAATATTCAAAATGAAACCACATATCAGATATGTTTAAATGGGCCCAATTCAGCTGGTGAACAAGTATTAGTAGTATGGGAATGGGAAAACGAATGGTGTGACCCAGTCAATGTAATCTATGGTAACGAAGAAGGATGGGGGCCATTTACACAAGGTGTAAACCCAGGTGCTACCAATTATGGAATGTTGGCAGGTAACGGACAAATGCCACCTAATTGGGAAGTAGAACATTATGCATATGTAGAATACGCAGATGGTTCAGTATCAGACACAATGACATTTACACCAACACCATGTATATCAGGATGTACAGATTCAACTCAAGAAGCATTTAACCCTTGGGCTAATGAAGATGATGGAAGTTGTAACGTAACTGTTTGCGACCCAGCAACTGAATATCCAATCACAATGGAAATCACATTAGATAACTGGCCAAGTGAAACTGGTTGGACTATGAATAGTGGTGGTATTTTACAAGAAGTATTACCAGGTGAATATGATTACTCTGATTTTGGACAAACTTATACTTACAATTTTTGTGTATCTCAAACAGCAGGATTTGAATTAATCCTTACAGATACATATGGTGATGGTATGGGTGGTACTCAAACATCTGGACCAGGTACAGTTGTTATAAAAGATTGTGCTGGTGATACTCTTTGGGAAATGACTAATCCAAACTTTGGAACTACACTTTATTCAGGTCAAACAATGGCAACTTCATGTCCTGTTATTCCTGATGTGTTCGGATGTACAGACCCAGATTATCAAGAATATAATGATTCAGCAAACGTAGATGATGGGAGTTGTGCTACACTTCACATTTATGGATGTATGGATACAAACTCAATTAACTATGATTCAACAGCAACAAAACAATCGATTGTAGAACAATGTGATTACACATTAACTATAGAAGATGCTGGTGGTGATGGTTGGGGTAACTCATACTTAGGTGTATCACAAGGTGGTGTACCTCTTGGAACTTATACAATGGGGCCAGGTTTATATGAACAATCATTCCAAATTCAATTGGAAACAGATAAAGAAGTAGATGTTTACTATTTCGAAGTTAAAGGACCTCAACAATCAAATCAACAAGTAGAGTTTCAAACTTTACAAAACTCATTTACATTAGAAAATGCAGATAGTGTTGTTCTATTACAAGAAGGACAGAATCCATTCTCTAATAACGGAGCAGATGCATTACAATCATTTGAAGCCCCATTCTATACAGTTTATTCAGGATTACCTTATTGTGGTGATTATTGTATTCCAATCGTAGAAGGATGTATGGATTCAACTTCATTAAATTATAATCCTGATGCGAATGTAGATGATGGAACTTGTATTCCTTATATTGAAGGATGTATGAATCCATTGGCATTTAATTATGATTCTACTGCAACTGTAGATGATGGTAGTTGTGTACCTGTAGTTGTAGGTTGTATGGATGATACACAATTCAACTATGATTCTACAGCAAATACACCAGGTACTTGTGTTCCATTTATCTATGGATGTACAGACCCGAATTCATTTAACTATGACCCGAATGCTAATACAGACGATAGTAGTTGTGTACCAATCATTTATGGTTGTACAGACCCAACATCATTTAATTATGATTCTACAGCAAATACGGATGATGGTTCGTGTATTGCTAGAATCTACGGATGTACTGATTCAACTCAGTTCAACTACGACCCAACAGCAAATACAGATGATGGAAGTTGTCAACCATTTATATATGGGTGTATGGATGTTAACTCATTAAACTATGACCCAACCGCTAATACCAATCAGGTATCAGCAACGGATTTCACAAATCCTTGTATTCCTATTGTATATGGATGTATGGATTCAACATCATTTAATTATGACCCAACCGCAAATGTAGATAACGGAAGTTGTGTACCATTTATATATGGTTGTATGGATGTTAATTCGTTTAATTACGACCCAACGGCAAATGTAAACCAAGTATCAGCAACCGATTTATCGAATCCTTGTATTCCGATTGTGTATGGTTGTACTGATTCAACTTCAGTAAACTATGACCCGAATGCAAATGTTGATAACGGAAGTTGTATTACGGCAGTTGTAGGATGTACGGATGTAGCAGCTTACAATTATGACCCGAACGCAAACGTATCTGATTCAACGGCTTGTTTATATGATGCAGGTTGTGTTGGTGGACCAGGTGAACCATATTGGTTAAACAATCCTTGTTATGCGTGGGTAATTGATGTAGACCAATACTGTTGTGATACAGAATGGGATTCAGATTGTGCATCACTATATGATTATTGTGTAGATGGATATCCATTAGATGTTGAAAGTTTAGGTGGAAACAGAATCGCTGTATTCCCAAATCCAACATCTGATAAAATTAATATAAGTACTACTTTGAAAGATGTAAATTATGTTTTATATGATTTGACTGGTAGAGTACTAAAAAGTGGTGAAGATGTTAAACAAAGTGAGATTGATATAAGTATCTATCCAAATGCTGTTTACTTACTTCAAATAGAGTATGGTGGAAACATATACAATAAGAAAATTATAAAGGAGAACAGATAAAATGAAAAAAATATTTATAGTATTATTATGTTTACCTTTCGTTATGTTAGGACAGGATACAAAAGTAATCCTTCCAGGTGTAGAACAGAAGAAAGAAGAAGTAAAAAAACCATCTGAATTTCAGAAGAAACTAAAAAGAGAGTTTAAGTTCTCTACATTCTATGTTGCATTCAATGGTAATAACTCTGTTTCAGATGTAACAAGTTATTCAGTAACAGATGGGTTGACATCAACTAGAACATCAACACCATATGATTATTCAGCAGTATTTGGTATTAGAAAAATTCAAAGATTTGGATACGAACCAAATATTCAAAACAGATTTAAAAATGGTACTGAGAACTCATTCTCAGATGCCGCAACTATCGGTAGTAAATCAAAAGGATTTGAATATCTATTTGAATTAGATTATAGAAGGCAACAAGGTAAATCATTCCTTAGTCAAGACCACTTCATAAGATATATTGCTGATAAGTATGTTTTAAAAGTTGAGTATTTAGAAGATGCATTTGCAGATATTAACTACTTTGAATCATCTCAGAGATATAGACATAAATTCAACAGAAAGTTCTCAGTAAATGTAGGTGCAGTACAGAGAATTTCAGAACCTTATGGATTCGACCCTTTAGCAGATTGGATATTACAGACAGGTGATATTCACTTTACTAATTTAGCAATCGAAGAAATGGGTTATGGTGTAGATTTTTCTGATGTAGATAACATTCAATACTTAAATCCAGCTGGGAATGTGGTTGCAACGAGTACCGAAGTATGGGAAGCTGTCGTTATTCCACAAGTTTTATCAGATTATGTTGCCAGAGAAAGAGCATTACTTCCTCAAAAATGGGAATACTCTTTAGTATTGGGCTTCGATTACTATTATTATAGTAAAGATTTTTGGTTACACTCTTGGGGTAACTTACTGCCTTATCACCTAAAAAGTGATAAACAATACAGTTATCATAAGTACAATGGTGGAAATTGGATAGATTATTCAGGTGGTTTAGTATTTGGATATAGATTCACAAAATCATTAGGAATATTTACAGAAGGTAAATACCACAAATATTGGAATCGTAGTTGGTACGATTTCTCAATGGGTGTTAACTTTATAATATTATAGGGGTAAAAAGATGGCAAAACAAATAGGAGAAGAAACTAAAATTACATTAGATTTAAAAACGATTGCTATGATTTTAGTTGGGGTTGCAACAGTAGTAGGTATGTGGTTCGCTTTACAAGCGGATATAGAAGAAGCAAAAGAACTTCCAATAGCACCACCACCAGATGTAACTAGAATGGAATACGATATGAAAGACCAATTGATACGTCAAACAATTATGACTACTCAAGAGGACGTTCAAGAACTTAAAGAAGATATGAAACGTATTGAAGAAAAAATAGACAAACTACGATAAAAAGGGGTTCATATGAAAAAGTTTTTATTAATACCATTCATACTACTTAGTAACCTATTAGGAGCTCAAGTAGTAGTATTGCATTTTAATGCAGGATGGAATGAGGCTAACGATGTTACTTGGGTTGATGAGTTGGAAGATTGTGAGATTGAACATATTGATATTGCAAAAAAACCAAAGTTACAACAAAAATGGAAAGTAGTTGTTGTACCTACTGTACTAATTCTTCAGTACGATGAAGAAAAGAAACGGTATCAAGCTGATTTAAGTTTTAAGATGGCAGCGACACGAGAAGAAGTTCAAAATAAAATAGATGAAATAATAATGAGTGGATTTTAACATCTACTATACTTATCGATAGAAAGGAGTTACGTTTATGAAATGGATTTGGAGAAAAATTATGGCTTTTGGAAACATATTTAAAGATGATAACGACATCAATGAAAAAAATGTAATTGGGTTTATGTCATTCGCAGTAATGACTATATTCGCAATTGTAGATTTAACAACAGGATATTTCGGAAAAGATTTAGTAATCAATGAGTTTATATACAATTCATTTGTATGGATTACATTAGGATGTTTCGGAATCGCTGGTATAGAGAAATTCGCAAAAAACTAAATAAAAATAACTTACTTAATAACAATGTTAAACATAGCGGAAGAAAAGATGATTTTACTTAAAAATACCTACCTAATAGGGGGAATGGGGATAACATCTCTATGTGCTTTCTTAGGAAGTTACCTTATGGATTTGACAATGGGTAATGCAGAACAATATATGGCAGTGATGTTAGTATTATTGTTAGATGGATTCTTCGGAGTAATCGCAGGGATGAAAAGAGAGGGTTTCAAGACCTATAAAGCTCTCAAAGTTTTGAAAAATATGTTTGCGTGGGTGGTAATCCTCACCGTTATATTATCAATCGAATTAGGATTTAAGGGTACATCTTGGTTATCCGAAACAATTATAGCACCATTTATGGTATTTCAAATGATATCAGCACTCAAAAATGCATCAATGGCTGGATTC